TTTAGCAGGGAATAAAAGATATATGTCTACTCAAAATTTCAAATATTTTAGCTTTTATCCTAACAATAAAGAGACGTTTAATAAGATATTTAATAGATTTAATATAGAGGTTGAATTATCTGATGAATCATCCCCTTCAAATTTTATAACACATGAATCTAAAAATCTTGTGTTTCCATTAACACAAGGTCAAAAATTGATGCAAGGAGACTATCTAGCAGATGATGGAATACATCATACGAGAAAACAAATTGTGTTAGATGGCAGTGATGATGAAAATTGGGCTGTTTGGACTGCTTCTTTAACAAATGTAGAAAGGTTTTACACGAATTTAGAAAAAAAACTTAAAGATAATGGAGCTTCACTTTGTAGCCACTTTAAATTTTCGAATATCAATTCAGACACGGAACATTTTAGCTGGTCGACTTCAACTGGAATAAGAAAACAATTTGTAATATTTATAGATAAATCTAAAGCAACGATAGTAACAGAACTTAAAACTTGGTTATCGCAAAATCCTATTACAGTAGAATACGAACTAGCAGAAGAAGAGATAGAAACATATACAGAAGTTCAGAAAGAAGTATATGAACAAATAAAAAATGCAATAAGTTATAAAGGACAAACAAATATATTTAGTACGAATGAGATAAAGCCTATTTTTGAAGTTGAGGCATTAGCCGATATAGGACTATTATTAAATAATATGCAAGCTCAAATACTTGCAGGAGGTGAGTAAATTGAATACTAGTAAATTATTCAAAAATGCAATAATGAATTTATATAAATCAAAGATATATACTGTAGACTTTGCAATACTAAAAGCTAGTGATTATGCGGATAAAAATAAAATTAATGCAAATGATTATGAAGAACTAATAAGATATTTAGCAGAAGAGCAGGAAAAACAGATGGTTGAAGAACAAAAAGAAAATACAATACAGAAGTGGAAAGTTAAAGAGATAGAGGAGGTGGGATAGTGGATAGCACAATAATAGTAGCAATAATAACAGTACTACGGAGTTATTATTAATACATTAATATCAAATCAAACTAATAAAAAAATTGAGACATTAGAAAGTATAAAGGCAGAATTTAAAAAAGAGTTAGAAGCAGTAAAAAAAGAAATGAAGGAAAATCAAAAAGAACATGACAAAACATATTTGACAGATTTTCTATCTGACATAGAAAACAAACAACCAAAGTCAGATATTCAAATTAAAAGAGCTTATGAAATATATGAAGAATATACAAACCTTAAAGGAAATTCATATGTACATAGTAAATGGGAAGAATTAGAAAAGAAAGGGGCATTGAAATGAAAAAACAAGATAGAAATATAACCATAGCAGTTATAGTGGCTATGGTTATGATATTTTTTAGTGCAATATTTTTTATAGATGATAAGGAGCTAAAAAAAGATGTAGTAGAAAAAGTTACAGACACTGTAACAGATATAGCAACAAGAGAAATGAGTAAAGAAGAAATAGAATCTTTACCATCTACAGAAATACAAGTACAAACAGAAGAACAAGAAAAAGCAGTAGCAGAAGAGCAAACAGTTGAGGATGAAAAATTTGAACAGCAAGGAGAAATAGCATACAATGGCACAAGTGAATATCCTAATGTTACTTTAGGAAATTATCAAGGACTTACATATTATAGTCAAATAGACAATAGATGGCGTTATAAAATGTATTCTAGTGTAGGAAATAGTTCTCAAACAATAGGAACATCAGGTTGTGGACCAACTTGTGCAAGTATGGTAGTAACAGCAACAAAGGGAACAATAACACCACCAGAAATGTGTGATTTATTTGTAAAATATGGATATAGAAGTGCTAACAATGGAACTTATTGGAGTGCTTTTAGATTTGTAGCAGATACATTTAATATCGGGTATCAAGAAACAACAGACATTCAAAGAGCATTGCAATTATTAGAAAGTCAAAATTATGTTGTGGCTAGTTGTGGTAATGGATTATTTACTACAGGTGGTCATTTTATTTTACTAACTAAAGTTGAAAACGGAATGATAGAAATATATGATCCATACTTGTATGCTGGTAAATTTGATACAGCTACAAGAAGGGGAAAAGCAGTAGTTGAAGGTAATAAAGTTTATGTAAGTGTAGATAACTTCAAAAAATATGCTAATTACAAAGGTTTCTTTGCATTTTCTCATGATGGAAACGTACAAGTAAATAATACACGTCCAGTAACAACACAAGCATATACTAGATATGTAAATGCTAAAATAGGATTAAATATAAGAAATAAGCCTAATGGATATATTGTAGGTGGATTATCTAATGGTACAGCAGTAACAGTATATGAAACAGATGGCAATTGGAGTAGAATAGGAACAAATAGATGGGTTTCTAGTAATTATTTAACAAGTTATATGCCTTCAACACAAAATACCGTTAAAACTATTTCTGGTGTGAAATATACAACAGGAAAATACAAAGTAAATGCTAGTGTCTTAAATGTTAGAACAGGTCCTAGTACAAAGTATAAAATAAAAGGATATAAACAATTAACGTCTAATGCAAGATATCAAAATAAAAGATTAGGAAATCAATATACTAATGGATTAAAACGTGGAGTAGTAACAACAGTTACTAAAGTTCGAAATGGATTTGGATTAACTCCAAGTGGATGGATTGCATTGAATTATTGCATTAAAATATAAAATAGAAGCAGACTTATTCTGCTTCTATTGAGTTTATAATGGAATTTATAGAATCAATATAAATGTTTGGAGTAATGTTAAAGTTTGAATTATTATTGGTAACACTTAAAATTTGCAGTTTTTTTAGTTTATTTAAAGATTTTCTTAAATTCTGATTATCATTACTGTAATTTTCTTTTTTTATATCGGTTAAAATATCATTTACATTTATATTTTCAGCTACTGCAATAGTAGATGTATATAAAATATATAAAGCTTTCCCTTTTTCATTAAGTTTAATTTTAATATTATCATGGCATTCAGGACACTCGAAAATTAGGGTGTCGTTTTCAAAATCTAAAGTAGTATCAGAAAAGTTTATTCTTATTTCTTTTTCACTATAGAATTTTGCAATCTTTTCGTACCCTACATTGATAAAATAATATCTTTTTGGACATGAACATTCTGCTTCAAGTTCCATATAATCACTCCTTTTTTTCATACTATATAACACTAAAAATAAAAATATTGTCGAATTTTGTCATAAAACATAAAAATATAAAAAATAACTGAAAATCAAGTAATATAATTACTCCGCTAAAAAAATAAAATGGCTTAAAATCGATTGTGAAGGGTCGTTTTTTAGCTAAATTTCAAGAAAGAAATAAAAGATAGATATGAAAAATCTATCTTTTATTAATCTCATTTTTAAACAATAATATATTCTTTATAATTATAATAAATTAAATTTTTAAATATGTCAATGTAAAATTAAAAAATTTAATTTTTCTTTTCGACAAATTTCAACACAACAATTCAACATAAAATGTTATAATATCATAAAGGAGATGATAGTTATGGAAAAAGCATGTAAAGACTCTCTACAAATGATAAAAGTATTAAATATAAAAAATGAGAAAGAGTATAACAAGTTGCTAAAATTCTATTTAATATTATCATCAGAAAGTTTAAAAGGAAGATTAAGAACAAGAAGATTCAAAAAAATAATAAAACTAGCAAAAGAAGTCTAAAGGGCTTCTTTTTTTGCATACTTTCTAGATATTAGTACATACTAAAGTTGGTGGTAATATGAAAAGCTATTATTTTCATATAAGAAAATGGCACTTTTCCACCATAGTGGACAAAATGTAAATTTAATAAAGTTGCCCAAATGCAACAAAATACATGATATACATGAAAATGAGCATACTAAAGATGGGTGATTTTATGAAGGTAAAGATATTATTAAGAGAAGTCCGACTTAAAAAGAATATTACACTAGAAACATTAGCCAGATTATCTGGAATAAGTAAAGGACATTTAAGTAAAATAGAAAGACAAGAAAGAGAACCTAAGATATCTACGCTAATACAAATAGCGATAGCTTTAAATGTAGATGTCAAAGAATTATATAAAGTTATATTATGACACAATAAAACGTGTCATTTTTTGTTTTCATAAAAGAAAATGCCTCTTTCATAAAATGTTGCCCAAATGCAACAAGATTAAATATATCTTTCGGTTATGAACGTTCTAAATAAATGTAGGAGGATATGTAATGGAAGATGTAGAAGTAGATGTAATATTTAAAGAAAGAATAGTAGAAAGTAATATTTTTAGTAAAAGAGAACAAGAAAAAATAAAAGAAGATTATCTTTTGTATAAGAAATGTTATTATTTAGGTACACTTGATAATTTACGATATGTATAGCAATCTTTTATTTGTAAGTTATAATGGTAGTGTGTCTTCGCTACCAATTTTTTGGACTCACAATCTCCGTAAGTCAAAGTATACAATGGCTTCGGTGGTCGTGAGTTCTATTTTTATTATCCATTTTTGAATTAGTTTTTTTAGTTCTTTTTGAGAATTTAAATTTAAACTAGAAATATCCATTTTTAAGGCTTTTCTAACCTTTTCAGGTGTTATAAAATCATTTTCGACAAATAATTTCTTTTCTTTTATTTCTTCTTTTAAATATTCTTGCTTTTCTTCAATTTCTTTTAATCTATCAGAGATTTTTTTAGTTCCAAAACCTTGACAACATAAGTCTACTAATTTATTAGCCTCTTTCTCTAATTTATCTATATTTTTTTGCATCAATTCAATGTCTTCAGCAAAATCTTTTTGTCCTTTTTTGTATTCATTGTTTACATTATTTACTATGGTGTCTATAGTTTCATTGTTAAGTAATTGTTTTGTTAATAGAGAAACAACTTTTTCCTCAATAAGTTCTTTTTTTATCATTCTAGAATTACATTTTCCTATTTTTGTGTTGGAAACGCACCTATAGTATTGATTTTTATATACTTTTCCATTTTTCTTTTTAGTTGTTTGTGTTGTTCCAGTATAAGTAGAACCACATTCTCCACATTTTATCAATCCTGTTAATAAATAAAAGTTTTTACTTGCTGTACTTTCCTTTTTATCCTCTTTTTTCTTATTCACAGCTTCAAAAATCTCCTTACTTATTATAGCTGGTATAGTTCCTTCGTGCCTTATCATATTTTCGTTTAAGTTTCTATGGTCATCTTTTGTGCCTTTGCCGTATATATAATTCCCAATGTATTTTTCATTTTTTAATAAATCGTAAAGTGAGTTCTTTTTAAATTCTGTTCCTCTTTTAGTTTTGTATCCTAATTTATTCAATTCAACAGAAATATCAATTAGCGAATAACCTTTTTGCCTCATATCGAATATTTTTCTTACAACTTTAGCTTCTTTTTCATTAATTACATATTCCTTATTTACAATATCATATCCGAAGCGGAGGGATACCGCCATTAAATTTACTGTCTTTTGCGTTACTTTTTAAAGCTCTTTGGACATTAGATGCTAAATTTTCAATATAATATTCATCCATACCAGCAAGTAATGTATTCATTAATTTGCCTTCTGGAGTATCATCAGAAATCGGTTGTGTTATTGATATTAATTTCACACCACAGTTGTATAATTTACTACGATATATAAGGTTGTCCATAGTATTACGAGCAAACCTGTCTGTTTTCCATACTAAAACAGCTTGTACCTTTTTCTTTTTACAAGCATCAGTAATCATGTTTTGAAAGTTTTCTCTTGTAGATTTTTTACCACTTTTAGCTTCATCTACATAATAATCTATAATAGTTATACCGTTTCTATTAGCATATTCTTCAATTTCTGATTTTTGTTGTTCAATAGAAGCCTCAGTTTGTAAATCTGAAGAATATCTACAATATCCATAAGCTAACATATAACACCATACTTTCCTTCATAAAATTTTATTGCATTACTCATATATTCTTCTGTAACTTCAAAATATTCTGCCAAACCATAAAGAGTATTAATTCCGATTTAAAATCGCTCTACAAAGATTCTCAAAAGGAATAAGCACATAATAACTCCATTTCTTAGCACGATATTCTTGTTTGTCGTAAGTAAATTTATCAACATTAGCATAATTATAAGTTGCATCCATATAATAATGTCCTAATTCTTCTGATAAAACGCATTTTTCTTCCGTAGCATTGTTAAAGTTTTTATAGTTTAAAGCAATAGCATTTAATTTATCATAATTAAGATACATTCCATTTATATCCTTATCAAAATAAAAATCATATATTTTAACATCCTCTTTTTCAGCTAAATCATATAATTTTTCTAAATTCATTTATTTATCTTCCTTCTTTTTTAAATTGTCTTTTAATACAAACCTAGCAAATTCTTCAATTTTCTCTTGCTGTTCCTTAGTAGGCGGATTATAGTCTTTTTTACTTAATCCTATATCTAACAATTCTTTGTCTAACTTTTCTGGATTTCGTATATTAGACTTACCAAGGAGATAATCTATAGAAACATTTAAAAAATCAGAAAGTATTGCTAATGTCTCTGTTCCCATGTCTCTTTCTCCAGTTTCATAAAATCCAACGGTTCTTTCACTTTTATTTATAATTTTTGCTATATCTGATTGAAGAAGTCCTCTTTCTAATCTTAATTCTTTTAATCTGTTCACAATAATCATCCTTTCACATTAGATATAAATATTATATAACAAATTGTACGATATGTAAACATTAAAAGAACATTTTGTACAAATTTCTTTGCTAGAGGCTCAAGAGGTTGGGGAAATTATGAAAAAAATATTAAAAAAAGTATTGACAAAGAACATATTGTACTATATAATGCCAATAACGAACGAACAATAAGTACGAAAGGAGATGAGTTTATGAGGGAGATGACTTTTAAAGAATTGAGACTGAAAAATAAATTAACACAAGAACAAGTTGCTGAAAAATCTGGATTTTCTAAGGATTACATTTCTATGATAGAAAGAGGAGAAAGAAATCCAAGCGACAAAGCTAAAGCTATATTTGCAGAAATATTTAACGTACCTATTGTACAAATTTTTTTAGCAACACAACGAACAATAAGTACGACACAAAGGAAGGAGGCTTAATAATGCAAGAATTTATAAATGATTTTTGTTACACATTAGCAAGAATAATAGAATTTGAAGAAAAGGAGGAAAACAAATGAAAAGAAAACTAAACAAAAACAAACTATATCAACTTATAGGACAAGCAGTAGTATATAGCAGTTTATACATAGCAACAGTAGCGTTTTCAGTATGGGCATTTTGCCAAAACAGTATTTATTAGAAAGGAGGAAAGAGAGATGTTAACTAAAAAAGATAGAAAGATATTAAATCAAAAATCAATGATACATAACAGAGATATCTTAATAAAAGATATGGAAGGACAAGCAAAGGTATTACATGAAGAAAATAAAGATTTAAGATTCGAAAATGAAGAGCAAAGGGACTTGATAAGCAGAATTGAAAGACTAGTAAATTCAAATAAATACAACAATGAAAAAGCAGTTTTAAGCAAAATAAAAGAACTAGTTAGCGACTACCAATCAATAAACTAGTTCAAATATAAATACATAAATAAATTCATATTTACTTATATTTTAGCACGAAAAAGTAAATATGTCAAAGGAGAATTATGGAAGATTACATAGAAAACGATGAAGAAGGAAATATATTCGAATTAATAGCAGAAGAATGCTATTACGATGATTTAAGGGAGGAAGAATAATGCAAGATTTAATAATTATAAAACAATTACCTCAAATAGAGGAACATTTAAAAGAATTATCAATAGAAGTTGAACAAAAAGTGGAAAATGCTAAATCTTTAATATGCACAGAGGAAAATGTAAAAACAATTAAAGAAGTTAGAGCAGATTTAAATAAAGAGTTTAAGGAAGTAGAAAAGCAAAGAAAAACAGTAAAAGAACAAGTGTTAGCACCATATATGCAATTTGAAGAAGTATATAAACAATATATATCTGATAAATACAGAAGTGCTGATAATGACTTAAAACAAAAAATTAATTTAGTAGAAAAAGAATTAAAAGAACACAAAGAACAAGAAATTAGAGATTACTTTGAAGAATATAAAACAGCAAACAATATTGGTTTTATTACATATGGACAAGCAAGAATAAATGTAACATTATCAGCAAGTATGAAAAGTTTAAAAGAACAAGCAAAACAATTTATTGACAAAATAGTGGATGATTTAAAATTAATTGAAACACAAGAGCATAAAACAGAAATATTAGTTGAATATAAACAAACATTAAATGTATCACAAGCAATAACAAGTGTGACAAATAGATTTAAGGCTATTGAAGAAGAAAAGAAAAAAATAGAACAAGAAAAAGAACTTCAAAAATTTGTTGTGGATACTGCAAAAGAGTCAGACAAGTATAGTGAACAAATAATATTAAATTCACCATCCGTAGAAGAAAAAATAGAAGGAATTTTAACTTTAAAATTTACAGTAAGGGGAACAAGAACAAAATTAAGAGAATTAAAACAATTTTTAGAAAGTGGAGGTTACGATTATGAGTAATGAAGTACAAAAAAATAATGAATTAATGGTCAAATTTGATATTGACGGAAATGAAATAAAATTAACACCAAGTATAGTGCAAGAGTATATAGTAGGAACAGATGCAAAAATAACAAATCAAGAATTTAAATTATTTACAGAACTTTGTAAAGTTAGAAAATTAAATCCATTTTTAAGGGAAGCATATTTAATTAAATATAAAGCAGGTACTCCAGCACAATTAGTCGTAGGAAAAGATGCAATATTAAAAAGAGCAGTTTTAAATCCCAACTACGATGGAATCGAAAGTGGAATTATAGTTCAAAAAGAAGATGGAACAGTAGAAGAAAGACAAGGAACATTTAGATTAGGAACTGAACAACTTGTAGGTGGTTGGGCTAGAGTATTTAGAAAAGACTGGTCACACCCTACATATTCAAGTGTAAGTTTTAATGAAGTAGCACAAAAAACTGGACAAGGACAATTAAATTCAAATTGGAATAATAAAGGTGCAACAATGGTTGAAAAAGTTGCAAAAGTAAGAGCATTAAGAGAAACATTTGTCGAAGATTTAGCAGGAATGTATGAAGCAGAAGAAATGCAACAAGAGATTCCGCAACAAGAACCTATTGAAGTACAAGCAGAAATAGAAGAACAAACAGAAAACACAAAAGAGGTATCAATGAATGAACTATAAAATTATATCAAGTTGTAGTACAGGAAATGCAACAATAATAAAAGACATAATTTTAATTGATTGTGGAGTTACTTTTAAGAAATTAGAGAAGTATTATAAACAGTTCAAAATAGTACTTCTCACACATATACATTCAGATCACTTTAAAAAAGAAACAATTAAGAAATTAGCACAAGAAAGACCAACATTAAGATTTGCTTGTTGTGAATGGTTATTAAATCCACTTTTAGAATGTGGAGTTGAAAGAAAAAATATAGATGTACTTCAAATTGGTACGAAATACAATTATAAGCTATTTAAAATTGTACCAATCAAATTATATCATGATGTATCACAATGTGGTTATAGAGTACTATTTGACGATTATAAAGCAATCTATATGACAGACACAAAAACAGTTGAAGGAATAAGTGCTAAAAATTATGATTTATATCTTGTTGAAGGCAATTACGACGAAGATGAAATAGAAGAAAGAATAAAAGAAAAACAACAAGAATGTAAATATGTATATGAATTTAGAGCAAAAGACAGCCATTTAAGTAAACAACAAGCAAGTGAATTTTTATTGAATAATATGGGAGAAAATTCAGAGTATGTTTCAATGCATCAACATGTAGAGAGGTAATTATGGTAGGAACAAGTAATAAAATAATAACTTATTTACTAGAACAAGCAAAAGATAAACAGTTTGAAATAAAAGAATATAGACAAAAAAGAAGTTTAGACAGTAACGCCTATTGTTGGGTACTATGTGACAAGATAGCAAAAGAATTAAGCAAAGATGGAACAATTATAACAAAAGAAAAGATATATCAAGATGCAATATTACAAATTGGTTCATTTGAGCCAATGATAATCGAAGAAAAAGCATTTGAAAATTTCAAAAGAATATGGCAAAAGCAAGGACTAGGATTTTTAGTACAAGAAGTAAGCAGAAAAGATAGATGTGTCAAAGTACATTGCTACTATGGAAGTTCAACTTACAATAGCAAAGAAATGAGTTTATTAATAAATTTATTAGTTGAATTAGCAAAAAGTTTGAATATAGAAACCAAAAGTGACAAAGAGATAGAAAGTTTGTTAAAAGAGTGGGACAAGAAATGATAGTAACAGATTTAAGTAATAGTTTTAATCCTTGCCCAAAAATCACAGAGAAAAGTCAGAAGAAAGATAAAAATAAAAACGAAGAGGAATTTTGCATCATGCCAAAAAGCAAATTATATAGCACGGTAAGAACAGAAATATATTGTGAAAGACACGAGGTTTATTTTTCAAAGGCTTACAGACAAAAGAGTATAAATGATGGCTTGATAGTATTTTTGATGAGAAAAGACCATCGTGGAACGAATGGAGTACACGGCAAAAACGGAGACAAATTAAACAGGCAATTAAAAAGAATAGCACAAAAAGCTTGGTGCAAATATTACAACAAAACAAAAGAAGAATTTATTAGAGAATATGGAAAAGCAAACAACTAGGGATTAGACATAAGTTTAATCCCTAATATTTTACTAAAAAGGTGGGAGATATGGAAGATAAAAGCTATGTGAAATTATTTAGAAAAATATTAAAGTCTCCCATTTGGGAAAATGAAAAAGCATTGAAAGTTTGGATATGGTGTTTGATAAAAGCAACGCATATTGAAAGAATGCAATTAGTCGGACAACAAGAAGTTCAACTAAAAAAAGGTCAATTTGTATTTGGAAGAAAAAAAGCTAGTCAAGAATTACAAATGACAGAGAGCATGGTTTACAGATATATGAAAGTTTTAGAAAAGTTACAAATGTTAAATATCAAACCGAACAACAAATTTTCAATTGTAAGTATTGAAAAATGGGAAGATTATCAAATCGAAGAATTAAAAACGAACAGCAAATTAAACAACAAACGAACAACAAATGAACACAAACAAGAATGTAAAGAAATTTATATTACTTTATTTAATAAATATAAAGAGCAAATCGAAAAAGATTTTACTAAAAAAACAAGAATCATATCAAAATGTAAAGAATGTTCAGATTATGCTTTACTAACACAAGAAGAACAAGACGATTTATTTTACGATTTAATGAGTGTAGATATGGACAAGAAGTTTAGGTAAGGAGTGATAAACAAATGAAGATAACTCAAAAGGACAGAATTATAAATTATATACGACAGTTTGGAAGTATAACAAGTTGGGAAGCATATCAAGATTTAGGAGTAATGCAATTAGGAGCAAGAATAGACCAGTTAAAAAAAGATGGATATGAATTTACAACAGAATGGGTACAAAAAAAGAATAGATTTGGAGAAGATGTAAGTTTTAAAAAATATTATTTATCGGATATGGTAGCTCAAAATATGAACCATATACCAAGAATTGATTAGGAGGCAATTATGCAAGAAAAATGTAGTAAATGTAATAATGAAGAACTATTTGTAGAAATACAGGGAAACAGAAGAGGTTTATATTGTGGGAAATGTGGAAAATGGCAAAAATGGATTACAAAACAAGAATTACAAATAGCAAAGTTTAAAGGATATAAAATTTTAGGAGGTAGTTATGATAATAGTAAGTCAAGATAAAGGAAAAATAATAAATTTTGATAATATGACACGAGTTTATATAACCTTTGATGAAGGTGATGATGATGTTTGTATAAGAACTGAAACAGTAGATAGTTTGTATGAAGACTTAGGATATTACAAGACAGAGAAAAGAGCAAAAGAAGTATTAGCAGAAATAGTACAAAAGTATTCTAGTTATTTACAATTGACTGGAGGACCTGCAATAATGCAAGGCCAAATGGATATACAACCTAATATATTTAATATACCTAAAACTTACGAAATGCCAGAGGACTAGCCTATGAAACAAATAAAAAAGAATACACTATGTTATTACTGCTTAGGCTGTAACAAGCAAGAATGTGAAGAATATAAGCCGGTAATAAGATGCAAAAATTTTATGGCAGGGATAGAAAATTGGCAAGAAAAGTTAAGAGAGGAGCTAAAGAAAAGTGAACAAATACAGAAATAAAAAAGTAATAGTAGACGGAGAAGAATTTGACAGTAAGAAAGAAGGAAATAGATATAAAGAATTAAGACTGTTAGAAAGAGCAGGAGAAATAAGCAACTTAGAACTACAACCAAGATTTTTATTACAAGATAAATTTAAGAAAAACGGTAAAACTTACAGAAAGATAGAATATGTAGCGGACTTTAAGTACATAGAAAACGGTAAAAAAATAGTAGAAGACGTAAAAGGAATACAGACAGATGTATTCAAATTAAAACATAAGATATTTGAAAAAGTTTACCCAGATTTGGAACTAAGAATAATTAAGTAGGAGGAAAATTAAATTGATTAATTGGAAAGAAGAATATAAAAAACTATACAAGTGTTTAATAGCAGTAACAATATTAATAATAACAGCTCTAGTAATGTTTATATTCACATTTACAGGAGTAACAAAGAAATTACAAGATAAAGATAAAAAGTTAACAGAGCAAGCAATAGAAATAGTTGATCTAAAAGAAATCATAAACGAAAGGGGAGAAAAGCAATGATAGAAGTAAACGAATATGTGAGAACTAAAGATGGAATTGTTGATAAAGTGATAATTGAATATGATGGAAAGTGCAATAATTCAAATTGCGATGAAAAACATATTTCTTGTAAATATAATTATTATAACGAAAAAGATATAGTAAAACACAGCAAACAACTAATAGATTTAATAGAAGTAAAAGATGTTATTAAATATAGAATAAATAATATTTCAACAACATTAGAAACAAAAGGCTATGTTGAAGGGATCGTAGATATATCAGATGAAGAAATGTTACAAAAAATAAAGAGTGATAAAAATTATCACATATTAGAAATCCTGACAAAAGAAAGTTATATGGCTAATTGCTATAAAGTAGGAGGAGAAGATGAATAGAGAGATAAAGTTTAGAGGGAAAATGGTACCTGAGAATGAATGGATTTTTGGAACAATATTAAGAATACCAGCTCCACCTGTATGCTTTGGAAAAAGTGAGTCAGATAAATATTATATACAGTTTCCAGACACAAGATATGTGCCAGACTGGAATATGCCATACAGAATGGTACAAGGAGAAGTAAATCCAGATACAATAGGACAATACACAGGACTAAACGATAAAAGCGGAAAAGAAATATATAGGGGAGATATAGTGCAAGGATTGTTTGCAGACCAAGAAGAACCAGGAATAAAAGGACAAGTTATATATAGCAATGATCAAGCTTCGTATATGGTAATTGCTAGTAATAACGATGAGTGGGAATTAGGCTATTTAGATAATTTGGAAGTAATTGGAAATATATACGATAATCCAGAGTTATTAGGAGGAGAATAGATATGTTAAAAACATTAATAGGAAGAAGAGTAGTAACATATGATGGACATATTGGAGTAGTGATAAAACATTTTAAACCAACAGGAAGAGATATGACAGTACATATAAAACAAGATGATGGGCGAATATGGTATTGTCCTGAAAATAATATTGTAGAAGTAAAGGAGTAACTATGTATTATTGTTTATTTGAACAAAGCGGAACATTCAAAAATGAATTTAAAAAACTTCGGATATGAAGCAGTTGATTATGATATACAAAATAAATTTAATGAAACAGATGTAATAATAGACTTATTCAAAGAAATAGAAAAGGCATACAACAAAGAAGAAAGTATATTTGATAACATAACCGAAAAAGACACAATATTAGCATTTTTTCCTTGTGTACGTTTTGAAGACCAAGTGCAGATGCACTTTAGAGGAACAGCATTTCAACAAAAGAAATGGACAGATGAGCAGAAATTAGAGAATGATTTAAAACTACATAAAGAATTAGATTTAATGTATGAAACAATAACAAAATTAGCAATAGTGTGTATTAGAAAGAATTTACCGCTAATAATCGAAAATCCGTATACAACAACACACTATTTAACAAAGTATTGGGCTATACCGTCAAAAGTTATAGATAAAGATAGAACTTTGCGTGGAGATTACTACGAAAAGCCAACACAATACTGGTTTATAAATTGTGAGCCACGTTACAATATGATTTTAGAAGCTTACAGTTGGAACAAAAAGAAAATAATCAGCAACACAAGTAGTAAAACAGAAAGAAGTTTAATCTCAAATGAATATGCAAACAGATTTATAAGAGAATTTATATTAGAGAGGAGTAAATAAGATATGGACGAAAATAAAATCTGTGAAGATAGGGAGCCTAAATATAATTATTGCATTATAAAATATAAAGAATTATATTTAAAGGAATTTTCATTATGTCCAAGAGTAGATTGTGAAAATAATGAAGTAACTTTTGAAGCTGATTATATATTTACATCAGATTATAATCAAGCAAATAAATTTAAAATATCAGATGCAAATTATATAAGCTCGTTATTAAGAGAAGGGACTTCATTAAAATATATATATTAGAGAGGAGTAAATAAGATATGGAAAAATATAATTTAAAAAATAAAACAGATATAAAAATGCATAATGTATTATTTGCAACAACAAGTTCAAGAGATTATGAGATGAAAAGGTTATTATTGCTAGAAGATATGCCTGATACAGAATATAATGAATTTGTTTTAGTAGAAGGATATCATTGTAGTTGTTATGATTTTGATGAGACCAACTGGGAATGCACAAAATTGACTAAAGATGAATTAAATAAATTGCTAGAAAAAATAGAAGATTGGGAAACATTAAGAAAAGAATTAAAAGAATTTTTAGCGAGATATTAAAGGGGAGGATACATAATGAAAGAAAAAACAGCAGATGAGATGTTTGAAAAGTTAGGGTATAAAAAGAGAAATTTAGATATTATATTTTCAAGATTTTTGGAAGAATGGGAAAATGAAGATTTAGCGAAAACATTTTCATTTAATACAGAATATAAAACAATACAGTAAATATAAAATAGTAGTAGATGATGATATGGACAATGGCTGGGTTGTACCAATAATAGAAACAAAAGAAACAATAAAAAATTATTTTAAACATCATTTGTATTTATCAACACATACATTTTATTGGTCTTCTCGTGAATATTATACTAAAAAATTACAAGAATTTGGTTTTAACATTAAATTAATCGGATAACTATTAGGAGGTAATTAAGTGAAAGAAAAAATAAAAAGAATAATAGAAAAAATTAAAGATATATTTAGTTTACATTGTCCTAAATGTGGTGGAAGAATGAAAGCTGAATTTTTAGATATGGAAATAGACCACATTGTATATAAGTGTGAAAAGTGTGGAGAGGAGTGGATTTAATGCAATTATTTGAAGATTTAATAAAATGTAAAGACTGTATGAATAATATAAATAACAAGTGTATTTTATATCCAGGAAAAGATACAAAAGAAGAAAATACAGGTTGTTATGTAGGAATAGATAGAAATAATAAACAAAAACTTGTAGGAGGTGCTTTAAGTGAAAGAAAATAGTATAGAAGAAGATATAAAAAATGCAGAACATTTTATAAAATCTATAAAAACAGATAAAGAGTATAAAGAAGATGGATGGCATGGATATTACAATAAAGAAATTGTAGAGCTTGCTAGAATATTGCAGCATATTTTATCAGATTATAAAAGAGTACTGAAAGAAAATGAAGAAATAAGAATAAAAAACAATGCAATAAAAAGAGAAAGTGAAGCATATCTTGAATACATGATTAGATTAGATAATGAATTAAATTTAGAAAAAGAAAAATCAAAATATGAATGGATTAGACAAAATTGTTTACCACAAGAATTAGTAAATAAGTTATATATTCCAGTTCAAAAAGTAAAAGACAAGATAGAAGAATTAAAACAAGAAAAGAAAAAGTATGGCAATTGTTTAATAGAGATGTATGAAGATGAATTAGTAAATAGGGATATTAAAATTTTACAAGAATTGCTAGAAAGTGAGGAATAACAATGAAATTATATGAAAGAATAGAAAACAATAATTTTGATGAAATAGATAGAAACAGAGCAATTGAATTAATTGAAGGTGGAAATGGACATTTAGTTTATAATGAAAATTATTTTAAACTACAAAAAGAGAATGAAAAATTAAAAAATAAATTATTAGATACTTTGGAGGGGCAAAAGGTAATCAAAGAAGAGACACCACAATACATTAAAGAAAACTATATTCCAGTTGAAAAAATAAAAGACAAGATAGAAGAATTAGAACAAAAAAGAGAAGAGTACTATAACGAAAATAAATTAATAATAGATAATATTATCAATAAAAAAGAATTTTATAGAAAATTTGATACTCAAGATATACACACATATGCTATATTTGATGAATTTAATGCAGAAATAAGTCTTTCGCGAGAACTAATAGAAGGAAGGGAGAAAAAATAAAATGTGTGAATATTGTAATGCTATATATTATGTTGAAGTCAAACAGTTAACAACACCTATGTTAGCACCATTAACTCATACAGAAGAAATACGACAAGAATTGATAAATATAACAGGAATAAATCATTTAAGAATAAAAGCAAATTATTGCCCAATGTGTGGAAGAGAATTAAAGGAGGACTAACATATGACAAAAGAACAAGAAGTATTAAAAGATTTAAAAAAGTCACATTAGAAGAATTAGATGAAGCAATAAAAGCTGTTGATAAGCAAGAACAAGAAGAAGCAATAGAATATTTTAAGAAACATATAAAATATTTTGAAAATAAAGCAAAAGAATTATTAAATAAATAAAAGAGCATACTACAATAAGGTGGTAGTATGAAAGAAAATGAGATAATAACAAAATGGAAACGAGGTTTAAGTAAAAATCAATTAGCAACAATGTATAGAAGACAATACAATCAAGAAATAAAAATAATAAGATCAAGCGTAAGACACAGACATGATGGAAGATACATAAGCAATTATGAAGCATTAGCTTATGTAGAAAGAGTAATATATAGATATTTGAAAGAAAGGAAAAACAAATGACAATAAACCATGTATACAACAAAGTAATAGACACAATGAAAGAATTAGAAAACATAAACTTATTAGACATATCGAAAAGAAAAGAAAGTCAAGCACAAATAAATAAAGCATATAAAATCTTAGACAATTTTAAAGATGAACTTATAAGAGAAGATATAAAAAGAAAACAAGGAGGCACAAATGAGTAAATATATAAAAGAAGACGTTGAAACAATGTTGATACATCATAAAGAGAACGAATCAAAATTAACAGAAATTGAAATAAAAGAAGAAGAATACAAAGAAAGGTTAGAATATTCAGGAACTGTTTATGAAGACGATGAAAGAGAAGTAATAGAGAATATGCAAATAGCGGGGCAAGTATTTGATAGCATACATAGCAATACAAATAAAATATCAGACAAGGTGTCAAGTACAGTTCTAAATTATGAAAAAGAATTAAATCATATAAACAAAGAAGATAGAGAGTATCTAAAAAGACAAATTGCAAAATTAAATATAGACAAAGGAAAATTAAATAAAATAGTTGTTAGAGTTAAAAATATGATTGAACCATTAACACAAGAAGAAAAATTTGTAATAGAAACGTATTATATGAGAAAATCAAAATGGGATTATGTAGAAAAAGCATATTTTAAGGAATTTGAAAAATATAAATGTGTAAAACAATTACAGACATATAGAGACAATGCTATGGAAAAGATGTTAAATATAATAAATGCGGGTTTGGACTAAAACTTCGCAAAAATTACGCAAAAACTTCCTTTTAATTTCTTTTTGAAAGTACTATAATTATAATAGAAAAAATGTAAGTAGAGTAAAGAGTAAATGCAAGCCCTTAGTATTTACTCTTTTTATTATGTTATGAAAGGAAGAATAAAAATTATGAAATTAATGATAAGCCAACCTATGAAAGGTAAAACAAATGAACAAATAAGAGAAGAAAGAGCAGAATTAGTAAGTAGATTACAAGAAGAAGGAAACGAAGTTATAGATACAGTATTTGAAAATGCACCAGAAGATGAAGATATTGCAATTTACATGTTATCTCAATCAATTAGATACATAGGAAAAGTTGATGGAATTGTATTTATGAAAGGTTGGGAAAAAGCAAGAGGATGCAAAATAGAACATGAAGTAGCAGTAGAATACGGAAAGCAAGTATTTTATAACAATTAATTAGTTATTACCAGTATGCTAGGTAACTGATAATATAAATTTGGCTGTAATGATTATTATCCTTTGAGTATATAAAGAACATTCCTAGCGAGTTCTAATATCTAGGTAAAGTCTTGATAGTAAGATGCGGGTCTTGGACACCTGAGAGTGTAGGTACAACTCCTACTACCTAGAACAAAGTGTTTATAAGAAAAGAGGTAATAATATGACTCTAGAACAAATAAAACAATTCAAAGAAGAAAACTGCAGTAAATGTAATAAAGATATTGACTGTAAAATAACACAAGACATAAATGGAAAACTAAAGTGCACAGAGGATTAAAGATATGGAACAATGTTTGATAGATAATAAAGTATGTCCAATACAAGGAAAAAAATGTAAAGAATGTAAATTAGATGATTATAAAAGGACAATAGAGATGATAGAAACACAAGAAGAAAGAGAAGAAAAATGGAAAAGAAAGTTAATAAATGTACAATTATCGGAACAGTGCCAAGAATGTTCTTTTTTAGAGGTTATAAACCTAGATAAGCAGATAGTAAGATGTCCGTACAGGATTAAAGAGAGGTGCTTAATTAAATGAAATTCAAAATAAACAATACAGACTGGACTATAGAAAATGTAGATGAAGCAACAATAAATAACGAAATGAAATGCGAAGGAACTTTAGGAGTAACAATATATAGAAGCCAAAAGATAATGCTTTTAAAAAATCAAGCAAATATAATCAAGACATTAAAACATGAACTAACTCATGTATGGTTGTATGAATATGGTCATAATCAAAATGATGATAAAATATTTAGCTATGAAGATGTATGTGAGATAGTTGCAAGTAGTAATGATTTCATAAATGAAATAGTAGAACAATATAAACAAAATAATAGTGTAAAGATAGAACAAAGAATAGATTCTATTTTATTAAATGGAGAACAGATTTTAAAATGTTGTGAGAGGCAAAAATGAACATAAATAAAAACATAAATAAATTATTATATGCTTTATCTATAAAAGGACAGATATATAAAATAAATAGTTTTCAATTTTATAGTGAAAAGAATTGCAAATATTGTACTAAATACCAAATATTGAAAAGAGAACAAGTAGAAATATACAATGAAGAAACAGACGAGTTTGAATTACAAGATAGATACAAACAGAAAGAAGAATGTTATAGTAAAGTAGATGTAATGAAATATCTAATAGAGGAACATAGAAAAGGAAGTGAGGCAGATGGAATATGAAAATATAGAAGATGAATATAACGCATTAACAGAAATGCAAAAGAGATTTATTGATTATTATATAGAAACTGCAAATGCAACAGAAGCTTGTAAGAAAGCTGGATATAAGGGAAAAAATCTTAATAGAATAGGTTCACAAAACTTGTCAAAACTAGACAAATTTATAAAGATAAAACTTCAAGAAAAAGAAGACCAAAGAATTGCCTCACAGGATGAAGTATTACAGTACTTAACAAAAGTAATGCGAGGAGAAGAAAAAGACCAATTTGGATTAGATGCTTCATTACAAGATAGAACAAAATGTGCAGAACTACTTGGAAAAAGATATGGTGCATTTAAAGAAAAAGTTGAAGTTGATGGAAATATACCAGTGGTGATAACAGATGATATTACAGAATAAAATAATAAATAAAAATACACAGCAACACGTAAATAACATATCATTACAAAGTATAGTTGGAAAAGGTTATGCAGAGTATTGGCATTGCAAATGTAGATATAGAGTATGCAAAGGTTCAAGAGCAAGTAAAAAATCAAAGACAACAGCATTATGGATAATAAGTAACATGATGAAATATAAAGAAGCTAATACACTTGTAATTAGAAAGACATTTAGAACATTAAAAGATAGTTGTTTTACAGAATTAAAATGGGCAATACATAGATTACAAGTAGATAGTTTTTGGGAAATAAAAGAAAGTCCACTAGAAATGACATATAAGCCAACAGGACAAAAAATATATTTTAGAGGATTAGATGACCCATTAAAAGTAACATCAATATCAGTAGATATTGGTGTTTTATGTTGGTTATGGATTGAAGAAGCATACGAAATAACAAAAGAATCTGATTTTGATGTAATAGATGAAAGTATAAGACGGAGAAGTTCCAGAGGGATTATTTAAACAAATAACAATAACATTAAATCCTTGGAATGAACATCATTGGATTAAGAAAAGATTTTTTGATGTTAAAGATGATGATATATTAGCAATAACAACAAATTATCTTTGTAACGAGTGGCTAGATGAGGCGGATAAAAAAGTATTTGAAAGAATGAAGAAAAATAATCCTAGAAGATATCAAGTTGCAGGATTAGGTAACTGGGGTATAGTTGATGGATTGGTTTATGAAAATTGGAAAGAAGAAAAATTCGAATTAAATACAATAAGAAACTTAGATAGTGCTTTTGGATTAGACTTTGGTTATACAAACGATCCAACAGCACTATTTTGTGGTGCAATAGATTTAAAAAACAAAAAGATTTATGTATATGATGAAATATATCAAAAAGGAATGAGTAACAAAGCGATATATGACCAAATAAATCAAATGGGCTATTCAAAAGAAAAGATAACGGCAGATAGTGCAGAACCAAAGTCAATAGATGAATTAAGAGGATTAGGATTAAGGCATATTACAGGTGCATTAAAAGGAAAAGACAGTATAAATAATGGTATTCAATTTATACAAGATTTTGAAATAATAATACATCCTAGATGTGTAAATTTTATAACAGAGATAAGTAATTATACTTGGGATGAAGATAAATTTGGGAACAAAATTAATAGACCAATTGATGATTTTAATCATCTGATGGATGCAATGAGATATGCAATAGAGAAATACATAAATCAAAAGAAATTACAATTTGGATATAACAGTATAATGTAAAGGAGAAAAACAATGAGTTTTGTAGAAAAAATACAATATAAAGATGAGTTTTTAAATGAAGCAAATATAAATCAAAATATAAGTGTGTTATGGGGAAAAGCATTGCCAATATTTATGCATAGAAAATATTTGCAAGATAGATTTACAAGAAAATATGATCAAAAGGATGTTGTTGTTGCACTTGAATATTATATAAGTATTATTGCAAGTGGATATTTTGGAGGAAAAGAACCTCAGTTTAAAGTAAAAAATATAAATGAAACTCAAAAAGGGATTTTAAATAGAATATTTAAAAGAATATTTGGAGAAAAGAATGATCCAGAGGACTATCAAGCTATTATTGATTATATTGCAAAATATAATGACAATGGTAGCTTTTTTTATGACTGTGTACTTGATTATATTACTACAGGAGCATGCTATGGATTGGTATATGAAAACAAATATAATGAAGAGGTATATGCAAATGTTTCAAGTTTAAATACAGTAGCAATATGGAATTATGACGTACCAAGTACAAAAATAGGCTTATTAAGATGTTGGTATGAAAATACAGCTACAGGTGGAATTGAAACACATTTAGAAATAATAACCAAAGATTACAAAAAACAATTTGTGGATGGTATAGAAAAGAAAACAATTACTGAAAATGCTGAATATAAGTTTGAAGAAGTAGACGGTACTAATACACCAATAATGTGGACTGATTTACCTTGTTTTGCTGTAGAAAATCCTTATGGAATGGCTTTTTTTGAAAATGTTATGACTTTAATAAATAAAAATGAAAAAGTAATTGAAAATAATGCAAATATTTTTGATTATAATGATAATGCTAAATTGAAAGTAACAGGATTTTCTCCAATGAATGATCCGTTAATACCACTTTTGAATGATAAAGGAGAAGAGCAAAAAGATAAAGAAGGAAATGTAATAATGACCAAGAATCCTGCAAGAATGCAAGAAGATGATGCTATATTAAATGCAAAGGTATTCTATACGCCAGATAAAGATGGAGACATTGATTGGATTATAAAAGATATAAATGACACTGCATCAGAAAATCATAAAAAGACGTGCTTAGATATGGCTCTTATGATTGCTGGTGTTCCAAACGTAACTGATCAAGGTTTTACTAATGCAGATAATGCTGCAGCTTTAGAAAAAAAGTTCTTTCCTTTAGAACAAGTGCTACAGCAAGCACATCATTTGTTTAGAAAAGAATATTTAAGAATGTGGGAGATGCTAACAGCAAGAATTAACTTGAAAAAAGGCAAAGAATATGATTTTAGAGATATTGATGTCATTTTAATACGTAATTTGCCAACAGATACTGAAAGTCTTACAACTGCTTGGTTAAAATTAAGAGGATTGGTAAGTGATAAATCAATTATAAGTCATTTACCATTTGGATTAGACGCAGAATCAGAACTTGCAGAAATGGATAAACAAAATGAAGAGAATATTCAAAAGAATTTACAACAAATGCAAATTATAGGACAAGCAGGAGAAAATCAAGACAATAAAGAAAACAATCAAGATAACAAAGTGACTGATTTGACAGATCAACAAAAAGCACAAAAACTAACAGCAGATAACAAGAAAGAGCAAACTAAAGTAGTTAAAAAACAAATCAATAAAGAAGAATAGAGGTGTTTTATATGTGGGAACAACACGATCATTATATGAAACAGTTAAAACAACTATATAATAAAACATCAAGACAAACACAGAACAGACTCCAAGAAATCTTTGATACGTTTAATCTTACATCAGAGAACATATATAATATTGCTGATAATAAGACTAAAAAAAGAATAAATACATATATAGAGCGGTTGGAAAGAACAAGGATTACTAAAAAATAATAATTACTTTACTGCATTAGCAAACAATATTTATAAAAGAACAAGAGTAAAAAAAAGTGAAATACTAGAATTACTTATTTATAGTGCATATATAGAAGAACAAAGTAAACTTGAGGAACAAGAAAAACAAATAATGTATGAAGATGCAAATTATTACTATGAAGAACGGACAAAAAGAAGTAAATAAAAAGAAAAAGCCATCAATAATTCAGATGGCTTTGTTTCTTGCATTATTAGACCAACCTAATTATAGCGGATTTAATTGGAATCAATACATTGAAGCAACAATACAATATAATACTCAACAATTATACAAACAAGTAATTTTAAATATACAACAACAAAAAGACCTAAAAATTGATTCTAGTGAATTTCAAACGATAATAAATAGGCAAAATAATCAAAAACTCAATATAAATAATGATAAAATTTCAGGTGCAGTAGATTTGCAAATGATAGGGCTAAATAATTTAGCAAAAGCAGAAGGAATAAAAGAAGTAGCTGAAGATAATTCAAAAGTTAGATTTATTGCAGTAGAAGATGATAAAACAACATTGATGTGTGACAGTTTGAATAATCAAGAGTTTTACATTAACAAAGAAAATGTATTTGATAGATATTATGGTGAGACACAGAAAGAATTAACAATACAAAGAATTAGATGTAATGGATTAGTATTAGGATTAAATCTTCCGCCAATACAACATCACTTTCATTATTGCAGGTCAACTATAATGTATTTACCACCAGTTGAAAAACAAGAAAAAACAGAGTATAATCTAGATATACCAAAAATAAGTAAAGATATTAAACAAGTTTTAAGTAACACGAAATTAAATCCAAATGTAAAAAGGCTATTTAATAAATATCTAACAAGCAACAATGCAAAAATAGATAATAACTTGAATGTTCCGATGCGATATAGTGTTAGTGATGATAAAATATACATAAATCCAAATCACTCAGATTTTAAATATTATGATTTATCTGAAAGTTTAAGCCATGAAATTATACATATGATAGATATAAGAAACAATATATCTGATAAATTAAATATAGATAATGAATTGAGAAGAGCAAGATTACAAATAGATGTAGATGAAGATAAATACATTAATATGTTGTCAAGTAGCAAATATGAAGATAATATGACATTAAGTGATATATTTTCTGCCATAACTAATGGAAAAATATCAGGAAACTATATGCATTCAAGTAAATACTGGATAGAGGATTCGACAAGAATAGAAAAGGAACTTTCTGCAAATATAATGTCAGCATATTTAAATAAAAACCAAGATACATTAAATATTATAAATTCAATAAATGGGCTTAAACAAATTAAAGAAAAGGTAGTGAAGTTATACAATGATTATACCAGATGAAATAAAAGAATTAATTCATAAATATATAGAAAAGAATGGAAAAAGACCATTAGGCTTTAATTATGACGAATGGAATAGTTTTGCAGAGTATAAAAAGTATTTAGAAAAAGAATTAGAAAAAATAGGGAGGATGCCTAAATGAAAATATCGACACATTTATCTAAAGAAAAAATTAATAGTATTGTTCGATTAGAAGAAAGCTATAATTTTAAGATAGATATTGACAATAAAAAATATGATGCTACTTTATATGGCTACCCCATTGTATATAGAGCTTTTGGAGAAATCATTAATAGTAAAATTAAAATAAAAAATATAAGTTTCGAAGATATGAATATATTAAATTTTCAAACTGGACAAGAAATAAAGATTGATGATGAAGATTATTGTGTGACTAGTTTAAAAGTAGATGGTTTTTATAAAAGAGCAGAAGTAACAGTAATTAAAATGAAATAAGAGTAAGTACAAATATTGTATTTACTCTTTTATTATGGAAAGAAGGTGGAATGTATGTGGTTATTAGTTTTAATATTAAGCATTAAATTACAAATGCCAACTTGGTATTGGATTATATTTACTATAATTACAATATTAAGACCATATATAGGACTATTTTGTAATATTATAGAGAACGAAATAACAAAAAACAGCAAATGAAATTGATACACCAGATAAGGTATTAAAAGATACAATGGAGTGTTCAATTAATAAATAAGTTATTAACATTTTATAATTATAAATTTTAGACGTAGACGTACGTCTATTTTTTATGCCTTTTTACTGATTGCAGGCTATAAAGAACAACAGAATACAAATTCGCAATGGCTGGGGCTTTTAGCAATGGCTGGGGCAAAAGGAGTAAAGAATGGAAGGACAAGATAATAATCCAAATAATGCTAATACTGGGGCAAATAATGAATCAGTGGGAGCAAATAACCAAAACAATACAGGAGCAAACAACAATCCTGTTACATTTGATGATTTTCTGAAAGATGGAAAGAATCAAGCAGAGTTTGACAAAAGAGTTCAAAAAGCTATAAACACAGCAAAAACAAACTGGGAAGAAATGATGAACAGTGAAAAAAGTGAAGCTGAAAAGTTAGCAAAAATGAACAAAGAACAAAAACTTGAATATCAAGCACAAAAAGAAAGAACAGACAAAGAAAAAGCACTTGCAGAATTAAATGCTTATAAATTAAAAGAACAAGCAACAAAAATAGCAAGCGAAAAAGGATTGGATATATCTTTATTGACTTTCTTTAATTTTGAAACAGTTAAGGCAGAAGAAATTAATTCAAAAATAGAAGATGTTTCAAATGCTTTTAATAAAGCTGTTGAAAAAGCTGTAAATGAAAGATTAAAAGAAGATACTCCAATACAAAAAACAGGTATTGATAATACAAAAAGCAAATCAATAGCTAGATCAAGTTATTAAAAAATAGGAGGAATAAAAAATGGGAGAAATTACACAAGAAGCATTAAACATAATGCTACAAGATGGTAAAACAAAAGATAATTTAAAACAAGTATTAAGTGGAGTTCTAGAAAATGTTGCATCAAGAGCAATATCAGAACAAATCAAAGCAAAAAATGGTTCAGGAAATCCAGAAGGCGGAGTAATTGAATACAAAAGATTTGTAAATGCAGAATTAAAAGACAAAGGTACTGCAAGAGCAGCTGGTAAAGGAGATAAAGTAAAAGCTAAACCAGTAAAAGTTGTTATAGATACTGATAAAGAAATTGTAGAAGAACTACAAGGAAAAGACGTAAAACTTTATGGTATTGATGGCATGGCTGAAAAAAGAAAAGTAAATCATCAATCAGCTATTATAAGATACTTAGATAGAGAATTTTTTGCCAAAGTATTAGAAGGAACAGAAGTACAAGCAAAAGACAATATTCAAGATACAATTGATACTTTGTTACAAAAAGCAAGAACATTAAGAAATGATTTTATTGATGGAATAGAATCAGATTTATTAGTAATTGTTGTTGATAGCGAATACAGAAAAGGAATGAAAAAAATTCTTGACGATTTACCAAACGGAACAGATCCAAAGGAACAAGCAATTGGTATGTATGATTCTGTTAGAGTTTATGAATCAACAAGATTACCAGAAGGTGTAAAAGCTGTTGTAATGATGGATGGAGCTATAGCTCAACCATTCTATGTATCAGAATATGGAGCAGAAAAAGTACCATTCGATGATGCTGTAGCATTAGAAGATTTCTTATATAAAGGAACAAAAGCATTAATGAAAGATACTATATTCTATGTAACAGATGCTAAACTTACAGAATTAATTGTAGAATCAGAAGCAGGAACATCAACAGGAAAAACAAAAATAACTGTTACACCATCACTATCTGCAGGAAATAGTTATAAATATAAAACAGCAGCTAATCCAACAATGCCAGAATATGATGCTGTCTGCACATCTGGATATACAGCTTGGAATGGAACAAATGAAATAACAGCAACAACAGGTCAAAAAATAATTATTGTTGAAGTTAATTCAGAGAATAAAGCAAAAAAAGCAGGAATGACAACAATTACTTCAATGGCTTAGAAAAAAATAGGAGGCAATAGAAAATGGACGATAATATAGATAAAATAATAGCTGATTTAGGAGCTAATTATAAAGATGACAAAAATGTATTAAAAGAAATATTAGAGGAAGTAACTTCTATTGCCTCTGATATTTCTAATAGACAAAAAAATGATGAGAAGTTATTTCCATATATTAAGAAAGCAGTAAAAGCAATATATCTTTCAAGAGGAGCAGAAGGCTTAACAAGTCGTGGAGAAGGTTCTATATCAAGTTCATATGAAGATATTATAGAAAAATTAAGAAATGACATTATAAAATCTGGATTAAGGAGGATTAAGTAATGCTATTACGAGATTTAACAAAAGTATATATATCAGAATATGAAGAAATAGAAGACCACGGAGAACCAGATAAAAAATGGAAATATAAAGGACAAGCTTGGCTAAATATGCAAAATGATGTAAACGAGTTAGATAGAAAGTCTGCTGGTGAGATTGATTATAGTACTTACAAAGCAAGAACAACAAAAGAATACGACATAAAAAAGGGTGATGGAATATCATTTGATGACATCTCAAAAGTGGAGAAATTTAAACCACAATATAAAGTAACTGACAAAAATAAAATTGGAAGTACTTATGTATATATATGTAAGAAGGTGCAAGAATGATAAGTTTTAATTGTAATTTTAAAGTAAAACATAATTTCAAGAATATAAATGCTATAATTCAAAAATTACCACAAACTGCAAGAGTAATTTCGAAAGATATATTAGAAAACATTAGAGGTTATGCTATAAGATTGGAAAAAGGTCACAACGAAAATGGAATATTAGTAGAGATGATTGATATGTCTACAAAAGAAGTAAAAGGAAGGGTCTATGCTGACCCTTCTAAATTTATGACTGAAAATGGACAATCATATTTATGGTTTGAATATTTTGGAACAGGGCAATATGCGGAACAAGAGCACATAGGAAAAACAAAACATTTTATTGAGTCAGGATATACAGAATGGTATATCCCTGTAAATAAAGTGGGGAGGTCGTTGAGCTATCCAATAGTAACTATTAATAAACAACAATTTTATGTGGCAGTAGGTTCAAAAGCTAATCATTTTATAGGTGATGCAGGATTTGAAAGTAGAAGTGAAAATGTGGAGATAGCGAAGAAAAGATTAGATGAAATGTTAATGGAGGTATGTAAATGAAAGATTTAAGCGAATTACAATTTAGCGATTTAGTATATGAAAAGCTAGAAAATTTGTATAAAAATAAACCAATTTTAAGTAATCCAAATACAGAAAGTAAATTTCCTATATTGGAATTACATACACCTTTAAAGTCAGTAAATCTAACAGAAAACGGATTTCCAATTCGTTCTACATTTCAAATATCAATAACTTGTTGGAATGAAAAGCAACGCCAAGCAATGAAAATGATAGATGAAGTTGATAAAAAACTTCAAGAACTTAATTTTACAAGGACGAATACCAGTCCTGCAGTATATGATCCTATATTGCAAAAATACGGTATAACAATAACATTTGAGGTTTGTTATAATTCAATAACAACCTCTTTTAATTTAAAATAATAAGGAGGAATCAGAAATGGCAGTAGAAACACCAAAAGCAACAACACCACAAGTTGCAATGAAAGCTGAAGTATCTTATGCAACAAGCTTAACAGGAGATAGAAAAAAAATAGGTTATGTTCAAAAAGTTGGACAATTGAAAACTTTAAAAGAAGGACAAACATATAGTGCATTAGATTTAGATGAAGAAAGAATGGCAAAAGGTAAAAGAAAAGCAGAAGCTGTAGATATTGAAATGATGTTTATACAAGAAACACATAAATCAATGATGGCAATAGCAGATGCAGATACTGAAATATATTTATTTTTAAAATATCCAGACACAACAGCATCAGTTGCATCAAAACCACTTGTTCAAACAGTAAAATGTACAATAGATATAGCAGGACAAGAGATGAATGATGGAGATTTCATTAAAGATACTATGAGAGTATTTAAAAATTCAACAGTAGTAGAAACAGATGGTTATCCAGTTGAAGGAGATTTAACAAAATTTTAATTTAAGAGAAGGCACAAGCCTTCTCTCTTTTGCAAAGGAGAGAAAAAGATGATTATAGAAACGAAAAATAAAACAATTAATTTAGTACTAAAAACAAGAAAGATAGTAGACATAGCTAATCTACTAAAAAATAAAAATTTTGAAGAAGTCTTTATAAAAGCATATTCTATATTAGATATAGAAGCATTGTCAAAAATAATATTTAAATTAGCAGAAGACGAAAACGGTGAAAGTATATTCACATCATCAAGTGAAGTGTATGACTTTATGGATGATTGTAGAGCAGAAGGAATAACTATAAGTGAATTATATGCAAAGATAGCAGAGGCATTGAATAATGAGGGTTTTTTCAAAAAGAAAATGAACAAGAAAGAACTAAAAGAAATAACATTAAATCCATTATTAACAATGAATACAGACAAATTATTGGAAAAAGCAGTAGAGAATGCAGCCAACAGAGTAGTGGAAAAAGAAATAATGGCTCAAATTTAAAAGGATTAAATGATATTATTGAAAATATAAGAAAAGCTAACAATTTAATAGAATTAATATATTCTATAGAACCATTGGCATATTATTTTGATATGAAACCACATGAATTTTGGAATAGTAGATATTTAGAAATAAATATATACTGCCAAACGCATCTTTTAAAAATAATTGATAACTTAAAAAATGAAATTAATCTACAAGAATCGGTAACTAATAAACTTATAAGAGCAGAAAGTATGAGCAAAGACCCTAAAATTATTCTAATTAGAGATGATTATAAAGAATTATTTAAAATAGAAGAGAAAGAACAAACATTAGAAGAGCAAAGAATGTTATTTAAGGGATAAATGATAAAAAATATATATTTTCGACAAAATTCGACATGCTTTTTCAACTTAAAATGATATACTCTTTTTATAATTAATAAAAGGAGGAAATTTATTATGGAAGAGAGGAAAAAGAGTGGATTTGGAACTGCTGGTTTAGTATTAGGAATTATAGGAGTGTGTACTTCATTTATTCCAATAGTAAATAATGTATCATTTGTTTTAGGGTTAATAGGAGGAATTTTAGCAATAGTATCATTAATTAAAAAAGCCAGCAAAGGACAAGCTATTGCAGGTGTTATTTTGTGCGTACTAGCAATGGTAATTACAATTAATTCTCAAAAAGCTTTATCAGATAGCTTAAATGAAGTTAGTACTAATTTAGATAAGGCAACAGGAAGTAGTACAGAAGAAGTTCTAGCTAATGATGTAGATGCACAACTAGGAAATTTTGAAGTGACTAATGGAAGTTATGGAACAAAGGATACAAAGTTGACAGTTAAAGTAACAAACAAAACTTCAGAAACAAAATCTTTTAACTTACATATAGAAGCAGTAGATGAATCAGGAGCAAGAATCAATGAAGATTATGTTTATGCAAATGACTTAGCAGCAGGACAAAGTCAAAGTTTTGATATATTTACATATGTATCATCAGACAAATTAAATGCAATGCAAAATGCAACTTTTAAAATTGTAGAAGCATCAATGTTCTAAAGGAGGAAAAAAGAATGAAATGTCCCTATTGTGGAAGTGAGAATGTTCAAGTTCAACTTGTTGAAGAAGGTCAACAAACAAATAAAAAGGGTATTGGATTTGGTGGACATGTAAATAATAGTGCAAGAGGATTTACTGCTTTGTGTACACTAGGTATATCTAATTTGTTTTGGAAAAAATCTAAAGGTACAAATAAAACTAAAACAATAAATTCTACTGTAGCAGTTTGCCAAAACTGTGGTAATACATGGACAATAAAGAAAGGAAAAATGGGATTTGCTCCTACAAGTATATTTAAATAAAAATACAACAAAAAATAAAAAAGCACTTACTTAGGTAGGTGTTTTTTTATTTCGTTAAATTAAGGAGAAAGGGGGAATGACTTATCACGGTAGAAGAGATAGAAATCATAATAACTGCAAAAGTAGAAGAAGCATTAAAAGAGTTTCAAAAAATAGTACCAACCATAAAAAAGCAGATGGATCAAACACAAAATGCTTTTTCAAAAATAAATACAAAAGAGATGAAAAATAAAGTACAGCAGGCAGTTTTCTTTATCAAGAAAAAACTACAAGAGATTAGAAAAAGCTCAGCAAATAATGAACTTGCAATAAAAGTTAACAATAAAGATGCACAAAAACAAATATCTCAGATACAAAAGCAAATTGATAGTTTACAAGAAAAAATAAATGCCCGAAAAATAAAATTAGATATAATAACACCTAAGTTAGATAAAATAGCTAATGAACCAATGAATAAAGTAAATCCTGAAAGGCTAGAAAACAATAAACAATATATTAATTTGAGTGATAAAGAAGAAGTATTAGTAAAAGAAATACAATATTATAATAAGCAACTTAGCGAAGCAAAGAGCAAAATGTCACAATTAAGACAACAAATATCTCAGACAGCAACTACTCAAAACAAATTGAGTAGTTTTTTTGAAGCATTTAAGCAAAAAATAGAACAAGTTAAACCTAGTATGTCTAGTATAAAAAATAGTTTTAAAGGACTACCAAAAATAACTCAAAATATTACAAATAATATAAAAGGAATGGGGACAGGATTAAGGCAAGGAATAGGAAACGTTATGAAATATGCTATGGCATTATTCTCATTAAGAAGCATTTATTCTGTTTTAAGTGGTTGTGCAAATACATGGTTATCAAGTCAAAATGCAGGAGCTAAACAGTTAAGTGCAAACATTGAATATATGAAATATGCTATGGGAAGTGCATTAGCACCAGTTATTCAATTTGTGACAAATTTAGTTTATCAATTAATGAAAGCTATACAAAGTGTAGCTTATGCACTAACAGGAGTAAATATATTTGCTAAAGCAAGTGCAAGTTCGTATGCAAGTATGGCAGGAAGTGCTAAAAAAGCAAAAAACGAAACAAAAAGTTTATCAAATATACATAGCGAAATAAATAATATACAATCGAATGATAACTCTGATAGCGGAAACGGAGGAACAATAGCTCCAAGTTTTGATTTATCTGGAATAGATAATACACCTAATTCAATACTAGATGCCATAAAAAATGGAGATTGGTATAAAGTTGGAGTAACAATTGGAGAAAAATTAAATGATGCAATGAATAGCATACCTTGGGATAAAATACAAAATACAGCAAAAAAAACTGGAACTAATATTGCACAATTTTTAAATGGTTTCATAGCAACAACAGACTGGAAACAAGTCGGAAATACTATAGCGCAAGGAATAAATACTGCAATCTATCTTGTTCAATCATTTGTCCATACATTTAATTGGTCAGGTTTAGGTAGTGCTGTTGCTAATGCAATCAATGGATTTTTTAAAAATACAAATTGGGGAGCATTAGGAGATACAATAAGTACAGGTATTAAGGGAGCTTTAAATGGTATTACAACATTTTTTAAGGATTTTGATTGGAGTTTTATTGTTCAAGGGTTAATTGATTTTTGTAAAAACATAGATTGGAATGGAATTGTAGACGCAATATTTGAAATGTTGGGAAGTGCTTTTGCAAGCTTTGTTAATTTAGGAATGATTTTAGGAGAAAAAATAAATGAAGCTATAGATGAAGCAGGAAATTTTTTCAGTGAAAAAATAAAAGAATGTGGAGGAAATGTTGTTGAGGGGATTTTCAAGGGAATAATTGAAGCTCTTGGAAATTTAGGACAATGGATTATAGATCATATTTTTACACCTTTTATAGAAGGATTTAAAAATGTGTTTGGAATACATTCACCATCTACAGTCATGGCAGAATTAGGAACATATATAATTCAAGGACTACTTGATGGAATATCTAGCCTAGTAGATAGTATAAAGCGAATTTGGGAAAATATAAAACAGACAGCAATTAGTATATTTAATAGCGTGAAAGATAATATTTCAAATATTTTTAACAATATAAAAAATATAGCATCAAACATATGGAACAATATTACATCCAATATAAGAAATGCAGTAAGTAATATAAAAAATGGAATAGTACAAAATTTTCAAAATGCATATAATTCAATTCAAAATATTTTTTCAAATATAGGAAGCTTCTTTAGTGGAGTATGGAGCAGAATAAGAAATACGTTCTCAAGCCTAGGTACAAGTATAGGAAATGCAATATCTGGAGCTGTTAAATCAGGTATTAATGGCGTTATATCTTTAATTGAAAGAACTATAAATAGTGCGATTAGATTAATTAATGGAGGAATTAGGCTTATTAATCTAATTCCAGGAGTTTATGTTGGAAGCATAAATACATTGAGTTTACCAAGATTAGCAAAGGGTGGTGTTTTAACAGAAGCGACGACCGTAATAGCTGGTGAATATTCCGGAGCTAAAACAAATCCAGAAATTGTAACACCACAAAATATAATGAGAGATACATTTGAGGATGTATTATCTAATTATAGTGGAAGCAATAATGACAAACCAATATACTTAACAATTAATGTAGGAAATCAAAAACTAGGACAAATATTGTTAGATAATTTAAGAGATAAGAAAAGAAGAACAGGAAAAGACATAGAAGTTTTAGTAGGAGGGTAAAATTATGTTATGGAAATTAAATGGTAAGTTAATGAAAACGCCATCTACATATAAAGATAATATAGAAGATACAGACAATGATAGTTATACATCAAAAGTAACAGGAGCATTAATAGATAATCCAATTGCAATTGGAATGCTAAAGCTTGAAATGTCATGGGACTACTTATCAGAAGACGAGGCAGAAAAACTTTTGCAGGCAACATACCAGAATCCGATGATAGTCACAGTAAAATGCCCGAGTGTTCAAGGTGGTATGTTAGAAAACGCAAAATTCAGAGTAAGCAAAAGAACAAGCGAAATGCATAAAACAGGATTAGATGAAGACACTTCCAAATCAAGATGGAAAGTGTCTTTTAATTTGATGCAAAAAGAATTAACAGCACAACAAAAAGCAACAGTAAATAAAGCAAAGGGGTTGAGTTAATGTACGAAACAAGTAAAAAGTGGAAACAAAATAGATATGAAAACCCAGTTTGTGCAATGAATATCTATATAGATGATGTACTAATAAATCCCGATTATATACTTGATTTTAAAAAGGGAGGAAATGCATTTGAAGAGGAATTTTGCCTAGGTGGCACACCAAGCCAATATATAGAAATGAAACTATATAAAGATAAAATACCTCTAATGCCTTCAAAAATCAAGGTAGAATATGGAATATTGATAAGTCACTCATTAACAGTAACAGAAGTAAATGCAATGTTGGTAGGAACATTAAATGGAATACCCGTTAAAAGTTTAAGTAGTAATAATAGTAGTTTTGAAATGATACCAATTGGAATTTATAATGTAGATGATTACACAGATAATGATGACAATACAATAACAATAAAGGCATTAGACAATATGATTAAATTTGAATTTAATTATAATGGGAAAGAATTGATAGATAAAAAAAATGAAGCAACACTATTAGAAGTTGCACAAGATATTTGTAATAAAGCAGGAGTAGAATTAGGTTCTACTTCTTTTTTAAATTCAGATAAAAAGGTATCTGTTTATGATAATACTGTAACTGCAAGAGAATATTTAAGTTATATTGCTGAAAGTGCTGGTTGTTTTGCTTGTATTGATAGAAAAGGAAAATTATGTTTTAGAGAATTTGGTCAAGATGAAACAGAAATTCCACTTGAAATGTTTGGAGAATACAAATGGGGCGAAGAATTTAAAATTTCAAAAGTATCTTATGAAGATGGAGTGAGAAGTTTTAAATTTGGAGATGACACAAGAAATAATCTTTGGATAAATCAAGAAAATATGTACATTGTTGACGAAGACCAAGTTCAAAAGATTTACAACAAAATAAAAGATTTGACAGTAAATACATTTGAAGGAAAAGTAATAATAGATCCTGCTATAGACATTGGAGACAAAATAGTTATAAATGGTAAAAATGTTATTTATCAAGGAGAAATGTCATTAGAAGGAAGATTTACTGCACAAATATCTAGCAAAATTCAAATAAAGCAAAAAGAAGAAACAACAGTAAAAAAAGAAAGTCAAAAAGTTGTAAATAGAAGAGTTCAAAGCAGAATAGACCAAGCAGAAGGAAAGATAGAACAATTAGTAGAAGAAACAACTGAAAACACAAAGAACATTGCAAAGCAAGAAATAAGTATTAATAGAATAATCCAAGAGGTAAGTAAAAAAGTAGATGAAACTAAATTGGGAACAGCAATAGAGCAAAACTATGAACATGTAAAAGTGGCATGGAATCAAATTTCAGACTTTATTCAAATGATGATAATAAATAAAAATGCTAGTTTAGCAATATTAGATAAAGATAAGAATGTAATGATGGCATTGGACAAAAATGGTCAACATTTTTATAAAAGTGATGGAAATACAGTGTTCGGAGAAATGGGAGTGCAAACAGTAGACAAACAGAATTATATAAGTTTTGCTGTTCCTACGGATTATGGAAAATCGGTAGAAGATGGAATGGCTTGGGGAGTAATAACATCAAGTGATGATAAATTCTGGCCAATAATGTATATAAAAAACTTTACAATGCCACCTAAAAATTCTGAAGGGTGCACGGGAGAAATGGTATTAGATGGATGTGACTTAGTATTAAATAGTGCAAATGCTGGGATAGTTGCTACAAATATAAAAATGCATGGAGACGCTATGCCAGGTTTATACATTGATGATACATCAACAGGACAACTTTTACTATCTATAATTCCTCAGATTGGCAATATCTATCCTTCTATATCTATATTAGATAAAATAAGTTTTTATGTTGATTTAGCAGGAAGCCATACATTAAGAATTGGAGAGGAAAATTGCAATTGTACACTTTCTGATGATGGTTTTATTGTGTGTCGTCGACTTCATGTTGAAGGGAATATAACAGCAACTGGAGAGGTAATATCTAATAGCTCAATAAAGGTAAAAAAGAATATAGAAAGATATCAATCAAGAGCACTAGATGAAATATTAAAAACAGACATTTATATGTTTAATTATAAATCAGAAGAAAAAAGCAAAAAAACAATAGGCACAATAATTGGAGATGGATATAATTGTTCAAAAGAAATAATATCAAGCAATAAAGAAGGAATAAATTTATACTCTATGGTATCAATAGCTTATAAAGCAATACAAGAGCAACAAGATGAAATAGAAAAGTTACAAGCGAAAGATAAAGAAAAAGATAATATTATCCAAAGTTTAATAAAAAGAATAGAAACTCTTGAGAAAGGAGTAAATAAATGAGTGAAACAAAAAATTTAAAGTTATTTAAACATGAAGAACCTCTTGAAACTAATAACAATAAATTTGATATAGACAAAGCATTGAATAAAAATTGGGACAAGGTAGATGATTATGTAGGAGAGGCAAACTCAAAAATTGATTTAATAACAGAAATAATAGACTTACTCCCAAAAGTAAGTAACGAAGGAGAAAGTATAGCATTAGAAAATACAGCAAGAGCAAAATTTACGAAATTCAGAATTGGGGGAAATAGCAGTCAAGAAACAAGAAGTGGAAAGAATAAAATAATTTTTGATGATATAAAAGAAACTGTTAACCAAGGAATTACATGCTCAATAAAAAACGGAGTCATAACACTAAATGGTACTGCCTCTGGTGTAGTGAATTTTTATAGCAACCCAATTAATATTTCAGCTGGAAAATACACTTTGTCTAAAAATATGGAGGGAACATGGTCGTTAGGGACAGCAACTAGTTCACTTGCAATTCTTCTACAACAAAAAGAAAAAGATGGCTCATATACAACTGTTAAAGGAGGAGAACTAACAGAATATTCTAGTACAAAGAATTTTACTACTCTAGATTTAGCAGAGGGGACATATAGAATAAGAGTATTTATTGCAACTGGTAATATTTTAAATAATTTTACATGGAGACCACAATTAGAAGAAGGAGAAAATTTTACTGGTTTCGAACAAGGTGGACTTATGCCTTCTGTAGAATTTCCAAGTGCTATAAAGAATGTTGACGAAAATATAGAAATAGATATATGTAATAAAAATCTTTTATCTAATAAGATTGAAGATTATGATATATCTAGTGGATTATATGGATATAGAAAAATAGTAGGAGAATTACGAAAAAAATATCTAGTATTAACAATTACAGATAGAGATACAAGTATTGATATAAATGAAGTGTACTTTGGCTTTACTGGAAATGGTAAAAATGGTGATGAAGAGAAAGCTTGGATTGTACAAAAAGGCTCTATATTAGGAGCTTTAGCAGGGAATAAAAGATATATGTCTACTCAAAATTTCAAATATTTTAGCTTT